ATTTGAGAAACGGCCTGACCTGATATTTTTAGTGCTTGTGCTTTTTTGAGAACACTCTCATTAACAGAACGCATTAGTATTGCAGATTTTTCTTGCAATCCACCAATTTCTTTTTCAAAGTTTCTTTCTTTTTCTTTTAATCTATTATGGTTTATTTGGCTTGTTAATCTTTTGCTTGTATATTTTACTGTTTTTTCAACTTCTTCATTTATACCCTTTTGAATTTTACGTTCTTTCTCTTGTGTTTTTAAACTTTCCTTTTCTATTTTATCAATCTGGCCCATAATGCGATAATATTCATTACGATTTTTTGACCGGATGGCATCTAACTTTGCCATTTTTTCCAAGAAATCGGCTGATTTTTTATCTTCGGCTGCAATTTGTTTTTTAACAGCAAGTATGTTTTTTTCTAACTCAAACAGAAGTTTTTTTAATTCAACAACCGTTGTTGGTAATTGAGTGGGTTTTTTCTTTGCCATCAAATACTACCAAAATCTAATAAAAAAGTCTACATATGTATAAATATGTAGACTCTAAATTATCTCGGCATATTGATGTTAGGTTTGCTTATTTCTTTTCCAGATGAATTTTCATATTGTTTTCTTTCTTCTTCGATAGCATCAGACATCATTTTTAAGTAATATCTTCTTAAATATATTGGCATCTGATATACTTCTGTGAAATTAAATCCACCTTTTCCTGCATAACACATGGAAAATATTTCTTGGTGTAAACCTAACCTATACTCAGGATGTAGGCCAAAAAAAGGAGACATCCATCGGGATGTCCAACTCCTTTACTTCACCCGTTGCATTGGATATAAATGTAAATTTCATATCCATATCGGGAGATATTTCACGCATATATTTTCTAAATGCCCTCGAATCAAGTGCAAATAGTTCGTTATCAACAAAATTATTTATTGCAGCTCTACCTCTTTCACCATCAACTGCAATAATAATATGTTTGAGTCTTGTTGTTAATTCCTTATCAATACCAGTCTTGATGAATGTTTTATTCGATGCTTTTAGTTCGGCTTGAATATCTTTTTCCAGTTGATGTGTCATCAGTCTAAAAGTTACCGTTCTTTTTGAATTTGGTAATGTAAAATCAAATTCATTTTTACGGTTCTCAAATAAGCTAAAATCGACCTCCTTGTGCTCAATTTGAGATAAATCTATGGTTACAGTTTGTTTATCTTCGGGGGAAAAAGGATCTTCAATTTCTACGATATAGTCGTTTCCATATCCTAATATTCTTGCAGCCATCATAATTGCATTTTTATCACCGGCATAAATATCACCATAATTGACAGGAGTAACAATCAAAGACTCAAACAATTTATCTAATACAACACCTTGTTTAATAAGATTCTGTGATGTTAAAATGTCTTCTTCTCTTGCAGTCATATACTTCATTTCAATAAATCCATCTGCAAGTGGATGGTCTATTGGGTAAACTAATCCTTTTGAAGGCAATGGTATTACCTCTGTTGGAAAGTTTGTCTTTTTTACGGCTTCTTGTTTGTGTTGAGAGAGAAGTCTCTCTTTGATTTCGGCATCTGACATTTCAGAATTTAGTTCTTCCGAAATATTATATCCATTAGCTAATTGTGACATAATATAATCCTATAACATTTTTTAAAAAACAATATATCGTGTGTTACTATAAATATGATTTAATTGGAAATATACCAATCAATAGTTGATTTAAGACCATCTTCAAACTTTATTAAGGGTTTCCATCCCAATTCTTCTTTTGCTTTCGATGAATCTATCGCATATCGTCTATCGTGACCTAATCTATCTTTTACATATTCTATTTTAGCAGACCATTTATCCATGATAGATAAAATTTTTCTTACTAATTCACCGTTAGACCACTCATTATCAGAGCCTATATTGTAAACTTCACCATTTCTACCTCTTTCATATGCAAGCCAAACCGCTCTACAATGGTCATCAACATGAATCCAGTCTCTAACATTGAGTCCATCGCCGTATATTGGTAGTGATTCACCATTCAAGGCGTTTGTTATCATCAATGGTATCAATTTTTCCGTATGTTGTCTTGGTCCATAGTTGTTTGAACATCTTGTTATTACTGCAGGGACATCATAAGTGTGGTAATATGACCGAACAAAACAATCAGCAGACGCTTTTGCCGCTGAATAAGGAGAATTTGGTTCTAATGGTGTGTTTTCTGTGAATTTTTCATCGGAATCCAAGTCCAAACTACCATAAACCTCATCAGTTGATACTTGAACAAACTTTTTTAACTTTAAATCTCTTGCAACATTCAAAAGTGATACAGTTCCAACTATATTTGTGTCTATAAACGGTTTTCCATCGATTATTGACCTATCTACATGAGATTCTGCAGCAAAATTTATTATTCCTTCCACTTCATGTGACTTACATATATCATGTACAAGTCTTGTGTTCTGAATTTCTGCATGGTAGAAGATATAATTTTCATTACCGTTGAATTTTTCAACATTTTTCGGATTTCCGGCATAAGTTAGTGCATCAATATTCACAATTCTAATATTAGAATTTGGTTTGTCCAACATCATGTGAATAAAGTTACTACCAATAAAACCGGAACCACCTGTTACCAGAATAGTTCTTTTTTGATTTGACATAAAAAAACAAAACCCTATATTCATTAACATTACTGCCAATAAATATAGGGATCTTTTTCTAAAAATGAATTTTACATAATAAAAATTACAATTTTTGTAATATTAGTATTGTAGAATAGCATAATCGTAGGCGAGTGTGAGAGAAATCTCAACAAACGCATCGTTTGCCCAATCCATTTCACCAAATGTTGTTGCAGTGATGAATGCACCTTTCAATGTCCATTCTTCAACCTTATCACCAACAGGACCGAGTGTATGTAATGTAATATCCTTTTTGTAAAAATCAGAATAACCATCACGACCCGTTACAGATTCGTGTGAAAGACGTACCCACTCCATGACTGCCTGTGCACCCGATGGAACTACTGGGTCATATAGTTTAATTGTAACATCCTGCCATTCCCCTTTACCTTTCACTTTACGATATACGTTGATGTGGTCTAACTTAATTGGGTTAAAGTTAATGTTCGGTCTTCCCGCACCCTTTACCAACCAAGCAGGTACACCTTCAATGTACATGATAAAGCGATTTTGTAGTTTAGGCTCGAAGGGGGTAAAAAATATCTCATTCGAGTTAATCAGTTCAGCCATTTATGTCTCCAAAAAATTATCTTTTCAAATAAATATGTTGATTATTAAAAAGTGGGGAGAGTGTTTCATCTCCCCAATCACATCAATTAAGCACCAGGAAACGCAGCACCAGTATTTTGAATATTAAAATCTAATACTATAAATTCAGCAGTCTTTGTTGGTTGTAAGAACAACTGTCCGTAAAGAATGTTTCTATCTATAATATCTGGTGTATTATTTGTTTCATCCATGATAACACGGAATGCAAACAAACCTTGACGTTGTTGGATTGATTCAAGATACGGATTAACAATATTCAAGAATCTTGAACGAGTTTGTGTTGTATTTTGTTCAAACACAAGGTATCTTGTAGAAGATGCAATAAACTTCTTAGCAGCAATCAACAAACGGCGAACATTGATACGGTCAAGAGCAGATGGACGACCTTGAAGTGTCTTTTGTCCCCATACACAAACGCCTGTTGCAGGGAATGTTGCGATTGGATTAACACGACCTTCATACAATGTGTCTCTTTCTGTTTGTGTAAGTCTTGACCTAACTTCAATTACCTCTGTCAAACCACCTCTGTTCAAACCAGCAGGAGCAAACCATTCAGCAGATACTCTATCTGTAAATGCGATTACACCAGGAAGAACTACGGAAGGTGGAACCCATACCGGTTTATTTCTATCGGTATCAAGTATCTTAACCCAAGGATAGTATGTTGCAGCATAGTTGGTATCGAGAGTTTCTACTGAACCAACTATCTGTGATATATTATCATTTATTCTAGATGCATCCATTACATAAAAAGCATCACCACGTTCTTCACAAACATTTTTTGCGTATGTTGTTATAGATGGATGTATTGAATGTAAAACACCTGGAGTTACTACCATGTTAATATCAAATTCATCTGCATTTGATATTGTATCTAATGCCTTCTTATATGAAACATATCCATCTGCAGAAGTATCAGAAATATCAAATCCTTGAGTATTATAGTCTTCTATGTAAACACCTGTTCTTTTTTGAAGATTTGGCTTATGTCCGTCAAATCCTCCTTGGAATGGCACCATGAACTTACGAGTATCAAGTGATGTATTTGTTGTTAAATCAATTGATCCACTATATGGATTTGTAGCTGTTGGATAGTTTGCAAGTGCAGACTGTGTAAAGTCACCCAAATAAAAGTCTGTATTTAAACCAACAGTTTGATTTTCTGAAATAGGCAATGGTCTCAAATAATTGAAATTGTCTGTTCCAGAGAAATTATAGTCAAATCCATAGTAAACTCTCCTACTGTATTCACCAGCAATAACTTGATCAGAAACATAAGTAGCTGCGGCTGGTTGAGAGAATCCATCAGGAATAGGTGATTTCAAAGCACGGAAGCCGAATGGAACATAACTTGGAGTTATTGCACTATTTGCAACAGCTTCAGTTACTTCTACTCTGATGTACTTTGAACGATTTGCATAATCACCGTTTACTATAACTTTACCTTCATCTGTACTTGTTACATATCTATCACCAATAACTCTTGAGATAAATTTAGGTGAATTTGGATCCAAATTACATCTAAATGATTCAAATACATTTGGTCTTAAATCATCGTCTTCTGTTGTAAACGGTGTTTGTGGTAATACTGATTGATCAACAGCACGGATAATCACATCAAATTCACCATATTCTGAACCAGCGATTGAACCGGCGGGTTTAATATTTGCAATACCAACTTTTACTTCATAGTTTGAATGTACACCGTGAGATAATGTGTGGAATTTAAACAAGTCCTGTGCATTACCACCAATTTTTTGTGAAGTAATCCATGGAGTTGATGCTTCCAAGTAACTATCGGTAAAATTCCATTCCTTATCAGCAGTACCTATTTCAATTATTATATCTTCTATATCAGACGCACCTAATAAACTAGCAGCGTCATTTGAGAAACACACATAATTGTAAACAGCATTTGTTCCATAAGGATTATGACCAAACAAATCACCAATGAAATCATTACTTTCTGGATCAACAGATGCACTGAAATATGTTCCGTTTTGATCAACAGCATTTGTAAATGCATCTTGTGGTGTTGTAAATGAACCAGATAATGTCAGTACAAATGAACCAGCATCAAACTGTCCTACTGTTGATTCATCAAATAATGGTGTATCATCATTGTGATTTACAACAAAAGTTGGGTGTAACATCGATATAAGACGTTTACCGAATGAACCAGTGGCAACTACTGCCAAAGGATATTTTAGTGTATATCCACCAGATCCAAGAACACGAACTATTGTTGCAGATCCAGCACTATTCAAATAACTTTTAGCAGTGTAGGGTAGATATGATTGTTCATAATTCCCACCAAATATACGTAAAAAGTCGGAATACCCATTTACTACCGTTGGGACAAAAGCAGGTCCTTTCATGGTTGGTCCAATAAGTGCAGCACCGATAGCACCAATTCCTTGTGGAAGGAATGACAGGTCTTTCTCGTAGGTAAACACTCCAGGACTTACAATTCTTTCGTTAGCCACTATTTTCTCCAGAAAATGATATAATCAAGACAAAGTAAAACGTTAATTTTTAAACAGTTGGTGCAGGTACAAATTTATTTGCCTCTAAATCTAAAATTCCATCACCATATTTTTCATTTAATTCTTTAACTAAATTCTGTTCTTCTGTTTGTAGTTTAACATAATTATCCAACAAACTTTCCCTAAACTTTTCGAGTTCTGTTACTCGTTTTTTTGAAATATGCAATTCAATTTCTACTTGACCAATTTGTGCAGTTGTTGTTGCATATTTTGTTCGTAAACCTTTTACTCTTTCAATATCGTCATTAGAAACTTTCTTTTCTTCGTTATCTACCGGAGTATCTACTGATTCAGACATATAAAACCTCATAATTTAATTAAATACCATTAACAAATATAAATATCATTTATTTTTTTCAGAATATCGTTTTTTCAAAATAAAATGTAATTATTGTGGTTATGGCATACGATTTTGTCTCGGTAAATGTTTCTGCAACGAATTGTATTTTATTTGGTGTTACTATACGGTTGGTCGATGCCTTATTTGCAATATCTTTCGGAACTAGATATCCATGAACTGTTAATTGAAAATTGGCACGAACTAATCGGTCTTGACCTGTTGTGTTACTATCTTCCATAGTCAATGATTCTATATTTGTTGCAAACTTAAAAAAGTTTCTTTCTCCAAATGACTGACCACCATAGAAAATAAAACTTTCTATAATGTAGTTTAATTGTGTTTGATATTCACACCAAATAATAAAATCATATGTAACATCAACATAATCAGGTACAGGAGTGGAAAAGTATTCGTATGGTTTTTGTTTTTCATATTGAATACTAAATCTATTGTAGGGTGTTAATTGACTATATTGT